CCCATCTTTTTCATACCCTTACGCATTTCCATTCTCTTTTCAGATTTGGATTCCATCTTCTCACCCTTAGCATAAGCCTTGGCTGCAGCCTTACCCTTGGCTGTGTATGGGAACTTCTTTTTTCCTACTTTTGGCATTAGATTTGTCCTATCTCTTTCATTACAGTTGCGGCTTTTGGAGTTATATCTTTAGTCTTAGGCATAGTGTCCGCATTGTACGCTTTACCTAATACTTCTGAGGCTCTATGCGCTTCTTGCACGTGTCGCATAGTTGTTCCTGCTGGTTGTATTCCTTGTGCTCTTGCGTCCCGATAAGCCTGTAACTCAGCGTTCCATTTCTTATCTGGAATATCTCGTTTAGCATCTCCAGTATTCATCTGGAGTCCTAATCCTTTGCATCCAAAACATCCATCAATTGGTTCTGGATGATGTTCCCAGTGTTTCATATGTCCCCTATATCGCTGTAAAGTTTGCTTCCGTTACCCCTACGCCACCAGCAATTAGTGCTGCTTTGGTAGCATCATTAACTATATGATTATGTCCACCAATATAAAACTCTTGGTAGTTATCCATTGCTTCATCTAAAACATAACGAACTCGTGAATATACTCCACCACTTTTAGCAATACTAATACCTCTATCTAATTTATAGAAGTAAAATAATCTATGTCCACCTGCTGGTCCCTCTCGGACTGTTGGTGTTTTAAAAACATAATCTGCCATTGCTCTCCTTAATGAACTTACTGTAAGGCTAGAGTTTCCCCTAGCCCTACCGTCAATCAACTAAGCGATTGATGAACCTGATTCGATTCTGTATAGTGCCTCTTCACGGTAGCGAGCAAAACCTAGTACGCCGTACCAACCCATTGGGCGGTGACGCATTAACTTGTCAACTACTGGTCCGATAACTACGTGTGGCTCTTCGGCAACTGCCTCAGCCAATGCCTGTTGTCCAGCAAGGATTGTGCGGTACACCTTTGCAGATGAAGCACCATCAGTTGCTGAGTACAGACGTGGAGACTCTACGAAGTATGCACCTTCGTATGTTCCAATTTCTCCTGCCCAGATACGGTCTTGAACAGAGCCGTATTGGTTAGGAAGTAACCATCCTGCTGAACCTGTCTCAGCACGTAGGTCGTGGGATACCTCTGGGTGGATACCAGCCCAGTATAGTGAACCCTTACGAGCAACGGCCTTGCCAGCACGTAACTTAGCAACAGCCTTGCGGATGTTAGCAGAAGATAGTGTTGCAGCAGCAGTAATAGTTGCTGTTGAAGTTGCAGTTGAACCTGAGTAGATTACGTTGGTTCCGCCACGCAATGTTGTCATTGCTACGGAGTCAATAGAATCTGCAAGGTTGAATGCAATAATATTTGCGATTGCAGGGTCAACATCTGCTAATGAGAATAACTCAAGAGCACGAGTTACCAACACTGAGTTACCGTACTCTGCAAGAGTAATGGTTACTGAGGTTGGTGTTGACATTGCTACTGCATCTGGGTCAGTATCCTCTGTGAGGGCTGTAGTTGCAGCAGATAGGTCAACGTAGCGTTGTAGAACAACTGTTGAACCTGGGATTGCTTGACGTGCTGGACGCTTGTCTGCGACTGAACGAATTAGTGGTTCAGAACGGAGAGCAAACTCTAGAAGACGGTCATACGCCTTCTGTACTAAACCAGCACCACCAGCGGTACCTCCTAGAGAGGAAGAACCTGTTGATACGTAGGCATTAGCCATTTGTCACCTCCAAGTGACTATGAACGGAATTATTATTGTGAGCGAAGTACATCAAGTAATGCATCCATTGAATCTGCATTATCGATGCGAGAATTTAAATCCTCTGCTCGGTCAGGGGTCATAGCACTTTGAGTAAGTACATCTTGCTGCCTTAAGGCTGCTCTGTCTACTTCACTCACTTTAGGCTCTTCCTTGTTAATCTTAATTCCAAATAAATCAGCGTTATCATCAAGCCAGTTATTCACTGACTCCTCGTTAACATCGTCTAAGTCTTTAAGAACAAGTCTTGCAGCCTTTGCGTTGACACCCTTCTTTTCTAGGACTTCTTTGACAACTCGCTCACGCTGCACCTTGGATAATCCCTCAAGTTGCTCAGTAAGTTCCTTGATACGTTTCTCATCTGCACGTTTGGCTTTTCGTAACTTTTTAAGTAAGTCACTTCCATCCATCTGTGTATCTGTATCTGTATCTAGGTCGTCGTCTTCGTCTTCCCAGTAATTGTTGCTCATAGCAACCACCCTTTCTATTCGTTGATTAGTCGCAAGCCTCAGTTCAGTTCGGGGAAACTGGCTGGCTCTTGCTATCGGTCTTATACACCACACGAGGGCCGATAGGTCCGTGTAGGATTCTAGTTATAGGTTTGTTATTGTTCCTAATGCGCCTTTACCAAGACCTGAACTCTTCTTAAATTGTGCTGCTTCAAGTTCTGATAGTCTTTGACGCTTACGTTGTGCAGATGCTAGACCTTGAAGTCTTTCTTGCTCTGCCTCTAATCTTCCATATTGCTGCTCGGTTCCACCATAGATAGAACTTAACTTCTCTGCAGTAGGAAGTATCTGTGCTATCTCTTTATAGCCAGCCTCAGCCTCTGCTTTAGTAACACCTTGTCTAGCAAGTACATCTGCTCCTACTGTACCAGTAGTTACATTAGCAAATCCAGTAGTTGTCTCTGGAGTAGTTGCTAGTTCACTGGCTGTAAGTCCTTGACGCAGTGCAGCACCACCAATCTCTGCAGCCTTAACCTTCTGTTGAAGTGCAGGTAATTGATTGACTGGGTCAAGCATACCAGTTACTATATCTGAAAAACCTAGTGATGAGTAGAACTTCTTAAAGGTAGATAGTACTGGGTCATCGCCCATAACCCTATCGTATGCTAATTGAACTCTTTCAGTTACCTCTGTTGGGTCTACATCTGATACAATAAAACTATCATAATATGATTGAGTCTTAAACTTAGGTAGATTATAAGAAGTAAATACTTTCTCATATGCTTGTTCTAGTTTAAGGTATTCGCCAGGAGACAATACAGGCTTTCCAGCCTTCTGCCTTGCTACGTTACCAGCAAATCTTTCATTAAACTTAGCATTATATCTAGGGTCAAACTGTAGTAATGTTAATAATTCAGTGCTACTAGCCTCAGGATATTCATCACGAATACTTTCTAATACTGAAGCAAGGCCTGTGATTCTATATGATTCAAGTATCTTTTGAATTGTATCATAGGCAACATTAGGTATAATTTCTTTTTTGGCTGGAGTTGTAGTAGTAGTTGCCTGAGTAGTTGTTCCACCATCTCCAGTCGTTACCCCACCTGCACCATATGATGCTCCAAAAGCATTTACATTTTTTAATATCTCATCTAGTCCAGCCTGAACTGCTGCTAGTTCTTTATTAATTTGAGCATCTGTTTTTGCAGATGCGGATTTAACAGGTTGAGTTTGTGTAGAACCACCACTTGGTCTAGTACTAGTTGCTGGTGTACCATAAAGATTTAATGTCTGAGTTGTAGCAGGTTTTGGTGCTGCTATAACAGACGGAATTTTATATGAAGGGGCAGGAGTTCTGCTTTCCCTTTGATTTGCAGCATATTGCTGACTTACATTCACCACTCCAGCGGTAGTAACTTTAGGTTTTTCGGCCATTGTCTTCCTTATCCTATGTTAAATGCTTTTAGTAGTGTTTGCAAATCGCCCAAAGACCGCTCTTTATAAGCATCTGTCTTCTTATACTCTGGACTTCTGTATAATTCTTTCTTATAGTCTTGTATAGACTTAGGTGCTGGACCAGAACCAATATCGTACATATCTGATATTTTAATTTGGTCAGCAGGTATACCAAGCACTTGCGCTCTAGTATTAATCCAAGGAGAAAGGACTTCTCTTGCTGTTTTACCCTGAGAAAAGAAATCTTTAAATGCTGGCATAACAACGCTTGCCTGCATCATAACGTTATCAAGAACATTCTTATAGGCTTCAGGACTTCTTAAGGATTGTACCGCTTTATTGTAAACATCTTTTTCATTTATAGGAATACCATTGTCTTCATAGGCTGCTCTGATACTTCTAACAGTTCTACCTAGAGCACCCTTATCTGTGGCTCCCTTAACCATACCAGTCTGGCCAAGATTAAATTGGTCAGTTGCTTTCTTCTGCACATACTTTAAAAGAATGTCTTCTTTTTGCTGTGCGCTAATTCCCGTTGTAGACTCAAGTTTATTTACTTCTTTAGCATAAGACTTTGCCAGAGCAGGGTCTGATGTTTCGAATAGGTCTAAAAATTTATTATTGAATTCAGACTCTAGTGCTGCTGGAGAGGAAACTGCCTTAGCAGTACCAGATACTTTTCCAAAAAGTCTACTGGATAATGAAGGATTAGATATAAGATTTGTTAAAGTTAAGTCAGGAGTAGGGTCACCTAATTGGTCCTGAACATAAAGAACCTTCTCTAAAGCCTTAGCATCTTCTTCACGCCATATAATTCTATTGCCCATAGTCTGAACATATGCAGAAGTAGGAGCCTGTCCCTTTGTATATAGACCAGGTATTTGACCTAATCTAAGAAGTAATGCGGCTTTTTCTGGAGCACTCTTAGTAGCAAAATACTTTTCCGCATCGCCTTTAATGATGTCAGCATTAGTAAATGTAGCACCTTTATAATCTAAACGATATGGTATTCCTGGAAATCCACTTACCCCTGCTTTTACAGCAGTACCTACTGGCAATCCAAGCAACGTACCAGCAGCGGTAGTTCCTCCACCAACAGGTGGATTTTGACCTTGTGCATCTTGACTGGGAGTCATAGCGGTTGTTGTTGTGGCAGGCTTAGAATCACCTTTATTTGCCATTCCAATACCAACTGCTGCCGCTCCTGCTGCCGCTACCTTACCTTTTTTAGATTTAGGTATAACCTTTTTGGCAACCGTTTTTGCAATAGGTACAATAGATGACATATTGGATTAACCTTCCAATTCTTTTTTAAAGAACGAGTAATATATTTTTTGGAAATCAGGATACTTCTGTATAAGTTTAAGAGCCTCTTGCGCTAACCATTCTCTTTGAGGTAGGCTAGATTGATTCTTTAATGAAACTCTACCACTTGCAGCAATGGCTTTTTCTCTTAAATGTAAGTAATCTCTTAAACCATTTACTGCATCTGAGTCAATAAATCTTTCATCATATGCGGCTTTAGTTAACTGAGCAAGAACTCTTGGTTCTTTAGTTGCATCAAAAACAACTTTACGATTACGCAACTCGTAAGAATCACCTAATTGTCTTAACCCTTGTTCTGTTCTCTTAGAGTCCCAACCTTCACCTACTGAGCGTGCTAACAATCTATCCTTAGCAGCATAGTATCGTATGTTGGTTGCCTTTTCTAGAATCTCTTCGGATGACAATCTTTCACGCTTTTTATTGCGTAGTTGCCATCTGTATAATTCCTGAGAAAATCCACCATTAGGATAAAAGTATCCATATACATCTGAATACTCGTTTACAACACTAGGGTCACGTTGAATTAAATCATATGTATATAGGTTATTAGGTCCACCAGATGTAGCGGATATAATAGCAAATACCTGCTCTGGACCATATAGGTCTAGAAAATCTGCATATGCTTTATTTCTATTAGAACCATTAGCCTGCTCTAATACTCTAAAGTCAGCGTATAGAGATGATGCTAATAAAAGATTTCCATCTTTATCTTTAGTTAAATCCTTGGGTTGAATAGCAACTGGAGATACAAATCCAAATACACCCCTCATTAACATAAAGTACTTAGCAAGTTCATTTGTATCTGCAACTAGTTTACTTTGGTCTGCAGGGTCATCAATATTATAATCTCCGCTTGACGCAAGATAGTTCATGACTGGAGAAAATGATGCCGCATAAGATTCCTGAGAACCTGTTAGTCCAGCAAACACTCTGCCAATATTACCGCTTGTAACAGAACCTATAGCCTGAGATGCTACACTTAAGTCAGCCTGACCGAAAGGATAAACTACTTTATACAAGTCGTCTTTCCAGGCGGGTGGTAATTTATCTAAAGGATTTTTGCTTAATCCATCTAATATATTTAAACCTAAAGAAATTCCAGGACCAAAACCAGGAAGTACAATACCAGAACCTAATGCAAAGTTAAAAGATTGTGGGCTTGCTCCAGCAGCAAACGGACCTTTTGTGCTAAGGTCACCTTTAAATAAGTTGGCCATAAAATTCATACCAGTTGACATAAACGGTACAAAGAAATTACGCTGACCACTTTGAGGGTCCGTAAAAAAGAAACCTTGGTTTGGGTCATAATAATCTTTAGCATCTGTTACTTCATAAAGAGCAGATGACTCAGGTGAGTTAAGCCAGTTTAATCCTCTAGAAATTTTATATACTTCGTCTGGATTATCAAAGGCTAGTTTTGACCACTTCTGAATTGTATCTCCCCAAGCATTTCCAAAGGGAGCAATCAATCTTAATTGATGCCACAATAAACGTTTTTTTGAAGCATTATAAAATAATTCTTTAGTATGTTGACTTGCAACTTTTGAAGCATACTCGTGAATCTCATCAATAGTTAACGGTCCGTCACCCTTTGCTTTATTGAGAATATTCCAAGCAGCGTGTTTATCACCAATTCTTACTCCATTAGGATTTGTAAGTGGGCGCAAAGATTTTTCTGCAGTTTCTTTTAATAACTTTAAAGCATTTGAGTCTGCGGATAGTGCCATAGTTCTAGCAATATCCCAGTATTTCATACGCCATTCTGGACCCATAGTGCTTGTTTTCTCAAGGCGAATAGTAAAGTCAAAGAAAGAGTCTATGTATCTACTAATTGTACCGTTACTAGCGCCACGCTCTATAATAGTCTTAGGGTCAGATACTTTAAATCTTATACCCTCCCAATTACCTTGACCATCAAATGCTTTCTTTAATTGCTCAGCAAACTCTTGATTTGCATCTTTAATTGACTTTCTATTACTAGAAATCTCTTGAGCATTCTTAATAGAATTTCTTGCGCTATCACCAGCAACGGGAACTTTAAGTGAGTATCCGCCAGTTTCAAATGCTCCATCAGAAATAAGTTTTCTTATAGCAGCAGATGCTGGTCCACCTTGTCCCGCAACTTCTTCAATACGTGCTCTAAGAGATGCGGCTCTTCCTGATTCGGTAACTCCATCAAACAAATATGTGCGGGCACCTTGGTCGGTTAGTAGCCAGTTTTTAGTCTCTTCATTTCTAGCATTAACGAAACGAGTCCAAGCATCTTTACCTTGACCTCTTAATAAATAATCAATAGTTGCTTGTTCATATCCTGGCTGAGTTCGTGCAACTGCTTTAGCAATTGGACTAGCCTGTAATATACGAATTTCGTTAGCAACACCTTCCCAAAACCTAGGTTCATCTTGTTGAACATTCTTATATCCACGCAAAGTAGATACTCTTTGAGTTTCATTAGCAGCACCTATGGCTTGAGAGTTCATAAATCCTACATATTCATCGGCTTGGCCGTGAGCCATTGTCTCATACAATAATTCATCTGCAGAATTGGCTAATTTAAATTGATTGCCGAATACTGTGTGTCTATATGGGTCAAAAGAATTTAATAAAGATTTCCACTTAGGTCCACCTTCACGACCTAACCACATACCAATAGCCATAGCAGGATTAGTAAAGAATGATACGTGACCAGTTGCCATAACACGTATTTGTTCTTCCGTGATGTTACGTATAACATAGGCAGGTCTAGTTAAAACTACTTTTTTCCAAAAATTATTAGTAAAACTATCAAATGGTCTAACTACTTTACTAGACAAACCACCAGTGGCTTTAGAAAGTTTACCAATTTTTCCTATTTCAGACATAATATCTAAAGCAGAAGGGAAATAAATCATAGAATTTAAAAACTCTGAGTCTAAATGCGCTCCACTTAAAGTAAATTTTTTCCCACCAACAATTGCAAAGTCTATACTTGCACCACTTGCGTGTAATTCAGCCCAATAAGTTGACTGAGCCTTGCGTTCATCATCAAATACTTTAGTTAATTTTCTTAACTCTGCTTCATTTATTCCTGCTTTAGCAAATGCAACTTTGTTTGCTTCAAATATTGAGTCAAATAATTTAGTTACTGCTTTAAATCCAGCGGTAGAAGCATCTGTTGAGAATGCTACGTCATCTATAATTGAGTTAATAACGGCTTCGTCTACTTTCGTACTACGTCCGTAGTTAATAATTGTTTCAACTAAAGCATCTTTATCGGCATAGTGAACAAATGCTCCACTTGAAGGAACATATGTAGAGTAATATTTACTTAGTCCAGTTAAACCTCTTACGATTGCTGGTTTGCGACGTATACCTTTGGCAGCCCAGCCACTAATTCCTTCTGCAGGTCTGGCTATTTTTCCAGCAACCATTTTATTTAAAAATCTGCTTGTTGTATTTCCAGTTTCTAAAACATTTTGAACAACATCACCACTGGCAACATACGGAGCAATTGCTCTTAAAACTTCTTCTCTATTTGTAGCAGCAGCAAGAACTTTTGCTTGGTCTACGGTAAAACCAGGCTTGCCACCTTTTTTACTTATATTCCAAATTTGTTTCCAGTCATCCAAGTTAGCAATAGCATCTATAATGTGAGAACCACTACCACCACTTAAAAATGCAGCAACTGGTTCATAATTAATTTCTTTACGTAAAGCAGTAGTAAACTCTGCTTCTATTTTAGTTTGTTCAGCAAGTGCTGCTCTATAGTTTTGTATTTTCTGGCCAGTTGTTTGTCCAGTAAAAACATTCATTTGAGCCAAAGACTCTTCAACTGCTTTTTGTGCTTCGTCTACTTGAGTTTCAAGAACTGTAAGTCTTTGCATCTCTTTACCAGGAAGCATTCCAGCATTAAGTGCTTTTGCTGTTTCCAATTGTTTTTTTGCTCTAGCAAGTTTAGCATAAGAAGCAACTGGGTCAGTAACTACCATTACGCCTAGTTCGCCAATTGCATTAATAAATCTTGCTGTGCTATCATCTAAACCAAGACTCTTTGTTATTACAAATGATACAGGGTCAATTGGAGAGTATGGACGGTATATAGGATTACCTTCAGCGTCCTTTGCTTGTTCTCCATTTTGATAAACTGGAATTTTAGCATACTTCATTTTTTCCTGGCGTGCTTTAAATCCAGCACCAATTTCTTCACTTGGAAAAAATCCTTGGCCTACGTCAACTCTGCCTTCTTGAATTTGTTGTTTAGCGGCTTGAAATGCTGTAGTTTGTTTAAGTGGAACTATTGGATTAAATGCTACATTTAACATTTCTTTTTCAGAAAGCAGTCCCAAACTTTCTCTGGTATCATTTGGGTCTGTAGGATTACCAGCCCAATCAAGTTTACCTTGAAATGTAAGTTGAAATTCTTTGGCAACCATACCAATGTTGTTACCTATACCAGCAAACCAAGATTCAATAGGAGTAAATAATGCTGTACCAGCAGTACGCAATGCACCTTTGAAACCAGTGTAGGCTTTACCTCTAATTGTTTTTTGAAATTTTTCGTTAGAAATTCTTTGTGCTTCTTTAAATTGGTCTTCTGCTCTTTTTGCTGCAGTTTGTTTATCAATCTCAACAAAAGTATCTACTAGTTTACTTGAACCAATACTACCATTTTTATATAAACCAGCAATTACGCCAGCAGATATATCTGGATTTTGTGATATTGCTTGACGTGCTGCATCACCCTGAGGACCAGTTAAAAATTGTGTAGACTGAACAATGTCATTGTAGTCAAATTGTTGTTGAGAGATTTCTCTCTCTTTAATACCTTCGACATAATAATTGCCGTTAGCATCCTTTTTAATATTAGGAAAACCCACTAGATTCTACCTTCAGCGCTCAAATACTCCAACATACGTCGAACATCTTCATTACTTGGGTCTTGAAGATACAGTGCCTGAACTAATTTAGCGGCTGAATCTGGTTGTTGTTGTGGCACCATTGCTGGTAGCGTTAAAGCCTCTGAACCAGCACCAGGCCCCTCATCAATACCAGTTGTTACTGGTCTATCTGGTCTTTGTGTTGGTGCGTCAAGTGCAATAACTTGTGGCATTTGAGGAGCAGCAGCCATTGGTCTTGCAGTAGCAACTGGATTACCAGCCATAGGAGCAGCAGTCTGTTGTGCCATCTGTGCTTGACCTTGTCCATAGGCTAAGCCTGACATATAACGTGCAGGTTGTGTTCCTGATTGACCAGCACCACCTGTTGCTGATATATTAGCAGGATTGTTCTGTGGTGCAGTTGGGCGCATTCCGCCACGATTCTCAGCCATAGTTCCTCCTACTTAGTAAATTGTGTTTTAACAGTTGCGGTTCCACCGCACCATACGTTGTATTCAATTGCTATATTAATTGCTTTCTTTGCAGCCCCTGATGCTTTAGCGTGTGTCTTAGTTTCAGACTCTAGTGCTGCTAATGCGCCAAGTGCTAAGGTTCCACCAGAACCTATTGCATATAAACCTTTGTCATCTCGCATATATCCATAGTCATCACTAACTTGATATAATCTACCATTAAAACAAACTAATGCATCCCAACCTGAATCATCATCATTCTTTGTTTTAGGTGTTGGGTCGTATCCACCATCAATTATAGTTTGCTTTAAAGATGGTAATACTCTAATCATCATAAATCTATCTGGGTCTTGTGTCTTAATTACCTTTGGTGGTTGCCATAGGTTATTAAGAATATCTCCTACAATTGCATCACCTGCAACTGCAATTAGATACTCACCAATCTTAACTATCTTTTCGCAACCTTTGGCTACATATGGTCTATCTTGATATGAGGTTGTAGTATCTGCGCCTAGAACAGCCCAGCCTTTACCTTGTATTCCAACAATTGCTGTCATAGTCCCCTACTTATTTATCGTCGTCGAATAGTTCTTACGCTTGCGTTTGCTTCCCCACCTGATGTTAGACTTGATAAAAGACTTTGAATATCTGGTGCTTGCTCTTGTGGTGGTAGTTCTGCTGCACCCTGCTCTGGTGTAGGACCTCCTACTGGAGCAGCAGCGGGAGCAGGGGACGTTTGCTCAACCTGAGAAGGTGCGCCAGCAGGAGGAACTTGTTGCGCTTCAGGCGCAAATATCTCTTCAATTGCATCCTCTATTGCTTGTCCCTTTTGTCTTGATTTAATAACCTCAGCAATTTTTCTAACAATGTCAGAAGGATTCTGTCCACTAGCGGCCATTTGTGGAATGGCTTGGGTGTATGCTTGAAGTGAACCAATAAGAGCATTACGCATATCTTCAATCTCAATCTTCTCTTGCTCTTGCGTAACATTGACATTAAATGGTAACTCCCTCATAGCCATATCTTTAGAGATTAATTTACCACCAAGTGCTTGCAACATAAAGATAAGTCCCTGTGCTGGATTAAGACCAGCAAGCATACCGTAACGAACATCGGCAGAGAAATCATTCTTAATGTCTTTACTTGGCTTGTACTCTAGTGCGTAAGGTGAACCAGCATCTACGCCACGAATTGTTTTTGTTTCGTCAAAGAACATCTGGTCAACTTCAAAGCATAGGCTAATAACATCACGAAGTGCTGTAGCAAAGATTGCCTGTGCTGATTTAACCTGTGTATCAAAGGCTCCCATAAGAGCCTGTACACCTTGACCTGTAACAATAGATGCATCGATGTTACCAGTACGTCCTTCTGGATAACGAGCACCAACTCTAAGTTCTTGATTTAATAATTGTTGTTCAGTAAATGCACCTTGTGGTAGAGTAAGTTCTACACGACGTACACCCGCTGGATTAGAAGTACGGATAACAGCATCGCCACCAAGTTGCAACTCTTGTACATCTTGTGGAAGTACGATTGGGGCTTGTACAGATTTCTCTGCAGCCTCCATAGCAAGCATAGCAAAACGGTTACGAAGTAACTGAATACCTAATACATCATCAAACTGTCCACGCATCTCACCATCTACAGATGGACGCTTAGCAACAATAACCATCATCTTGCCTAGCGGATTACGTGCTTGTGATAAAACTAAATTTTGTCTTGATGGTATATATACAACAGATTGGTCTTTATCGTAGTAGCGGATAATTTCAATCAAGTTATTTACATCTTGCTTGAATCCAGATGGGCCAAGTAGTTGACCTTCGTACTCTGGGAATTGTGCTACTAGTTCACCTAGTGTTAATGTATATCTCTTTGCAAATGCAATGCATCGTCCATAGCGGTCAAATTCAGGATAAGCCATCCTTGGGTTTTCCAGGCGGATGCGAGGCAGTTTTGCTTCCTGGTCCAATTCAATTACGAATGGCAGGAATCCGTATGTTATATAGTGGTCCGCCCCCGTGTACATAGAAACTTGTAAATCGGAATGATTAAAATAATTAGAAGCAATGCGAGTACGATTATCAGCAAACTTACGAGCACGGTCATTAACCTGGCTAGCGGATGAACAGTTAACCGCTGGAAGAGGTGCCATAACCTCCGATAAGTCCCTAGCAACAATGTCAATAAAATTCGCAACGACATTTGTATCTACACCCTCTGGAAAAAAGTCAGGATAGACTTCTGAGATTTTACCTTGGCGCACAGCAAGTACATCACCTGCACGGGCATCACGCTCTGATGCACGATACTTGAGTGATTCAACTCGTGATGCAATCTGGTCTATTGATAAAGCCATTTATATCCTAACTGTATGTTTCAGCCCATTGCTCTGCAAAGGCATCGTCTAAGTTAATTCCGTACCGTTTATCTTTTTGTGCTCTAGTTGCCCAACGGTTATTAGCAAACTTAGTAGCGTATGATGATTTCTGCATAAGTTCACGAACTTTGATAACGGCAAACCATAATGCCATAACACAGTCTGTTGGGTTTTTGGTATCAGGTTTCCAGGTAATCAATTGCTGTACTAAGGACTTCAAGCCCTCAGAGCCTTCATTAGAAGGAAGTTCAATTAGGTTATTATCCTGGAAACGAGAATCTCTTATCGTCCCGAATAGGGTAGCCATAGATGCTACACCAAAGCCAGTATCCCATTTGTTCTTACCTGTGAAGTGAGAGTTTAGGGTACAGCCATATTGTGCCAACCAGTTGCGTAAATCATCATCTAAGGCGTAAGCCTTCTGGTGGGCGTTAATTTCAATTCTTATCTCTTGGGGTTTGTATTTGATAACCCATTCTTCGATAAGGTCTCTAATTCTTTGTGGAGTTGTATCGGTCATATTGACGCAATCTAATACATAGATTTTGCCATCAGAACGATTGTAGGTTATTACTACTGCTCCTGTTGCTCCTGCCATAGCGGGGTCGAGGCCGATAACGGTATAAGAGCCATCAATGTGTTTTGGATGGCCAGGTACTCCAGCCTTGAGTGGTCCCCTCTTTCGCATACCATTGACGCATCCTGCGACTGCGGTAGGTGCGAAGATGGAGTCTTCCATAACATCTTCTTGTTGGTAGACAAGCGCCCATACTGACGGAGCGACTTCAGACCTTCTAGTAAATAGCGAGGGTCCATCCCACTTTGTATATAATCCATCTTTGTCCGCCTCATCTTGTTCACCCTCAGGCCTATCAGTCTTTGGCCACAAGGTTTTCCAGTTGGCGGGTTTCTCATCAAACTCTAAGACTGCTGGTTGGCTAAAGTAGGTGAATGGAGATTTACCACCAGTCCACTGACCAGGGTCTCTCATCATCTTATAAAGGTCAATAGGTGCGACACGGGTTCCTACAATAAGTAGTTTTCCGTGTCGACCCAAACGGGTGATGACTTCTTTTTGAAGCCATTCAATTTGCTTCTCCCACTCATGGGCGTTTGCATTCATCACCACATCGTCAAGGATAATCAGGTCGGCTCTTGCACCGTAAATCTGTGACCCGAATCCCAATGCTTGTACAGTAGGGTCCTTCTCGCCAGAGTCTCTACCAGTACCTAAGTAAATCATATCGGCAGACCAAGTGTTGGAGTCTGCTTTGTATCCACCCTGTGGGCCGAAGGCCACTTGTAGTTTAGTCCAGTTAGGATGACTTAGGCGGGTCTTGATGGCTGAAAGAAACTTTCGTGCCATACCCTGGGTTTTTGAAACTATGATGATTCGAACGTTAGGGTCTACCGCTAGACGATAGGTAACGTAGTTAATTGTAATTACAGTTGACTTGGCGTGCTCAGGTGGTACGTTGATAAGTACACGATTGCTAGCACCTACCTCGTAGGTCATAGATGGATGTAACCACCTAGGCTCTTTACCCTCAACCAAATCCACCCAGTCAAGGTGGTGGGGGAAGAGTCTTGTATCTAAGAACTCTTGAGAGAAATCCTCAAAGGATATATCTTTAAGTTCTGCTAAATCTGTTTTAACACCCTTGGCTTCTAGCCTGGCCTTGTCAGCCTCTGCCTTGAAACTTGGCTCGGTAAGGGTCCACTGGCGGAAAGCGGCCTCAGAACGGCCAACGGATTCCATCGCCATCTTGATGGTTTGTCCCTGTTTAAGTTGGATGAGTACCCTCTGTTGGGCCTCCTCCTTAGTAAGGTTCTGCTTTGCCATTTAACGCCCCTAAGACTAATCTAACGGTAGCCGTTTAACGGCATAGTATCCCCACTATAATATATAATAATATATAATATATATAATAGGAGTTGTCGGAATTAAAGGGAGACAACTCCCTATATAATAATTTATATTACATATATAGATAACCTGTGAAAAACTGAAAAGCGAACAACTTAGGGTGATATATTTTTACAGGGTAGTATATTATACTTACTTTAGGCCACCTAACATATAATTTTTATGGGTCACATATATATATTACCTGCCAAAATTAAACAAGTCTGGGTCAAACATTTTATCGATTTGTCGACTTATCTACTTACCGACTAGTACTATTTTCTTACTCCTACCTCTGAGATACCTGAGAACTACCTGAGAGAGTATATTAAAATCTAAATAATCGAACGCATGTTCGAACTATCTCCCCAAGATTATTTGGGGGGGTAATCGAACAGATGTTCGTGTGATGTATCTAACATGGCGACACGCCAATAAGGACTTGACAAGGTTTTTCAGCGTGGTAGAGTTCGGATTGTAAGACCCAACTACATAAAGAAAATGGTGATAAAATGAAATACACTTATGACGCCTATACACCAGAAGGTCGCTTGATTGCGAAATGTAATCCAGACGACTACGGCTTCGCCTTATTGATGAGCCTTCATGGAGAAGGTTCTACGATTAGGGTTCGAGGTCGAATAGTATGGTTAGAAGGTTCAGATGGTGAGGGTGCGAACTCATACGACACTTGCGCCCTTCTGATTGAGGACAGACTAAGCAAGGCTTAGAAGGTCAGCCTAGCCCGATAAGGCGGGAGATGGGGTTCAACTCCCCACTAGGCACTAGACTAGATTAAGATAATCTGGTCAGCGTGTCGGACTTGACACCACTAAGAAGGTGTGGTAAGATACGCTTAATAAATAAATAAAGAAGGTTTGATTAGGTAGTAAGTAGTCCAACGGGATACGCCCCTTGTTATGCTGGCGGGTGCGCTGGCGGGATACTTGATGGACTACTCACTATCTAATCAAGCCCCTAGTAGAGAGGTAAGATAGTGTCCTATAACCCTTATGGGGTTATGGGTAGTATTATCACACCACCAAGAGAGGTGCGAACCACTAAGGCGTGGCAAGGCTCACGCTCTAAGAGGTTTAGTAATCTAGTGGTGCGTGATAAAGCGGGCAATATAATCGTGGCTATCGAGGATAGCCCTGCGGTTAAATTGGCAAGGCGTACAATTAAGAACGCCAAGCCTAGCCCTGCTACTCCTAAACCCTTGACAGAACTAGAACTACGCAACATCAAGGCGCAAGAACGCTTGGCAGAATTGGCAAAACTATTGGCTAAACCTGCCGAGAGTTATCTATAATTTAAGATAGTCCTAGCCGATAGGTTCGGAGTGCTTAGGGTTCGATACCCTACTAGGACACGCCAATAAGTCAGAACTTGACTTATAGCCCTAAGTATGCTATACTTAGGTATAAGTAAGGGAGTATGAATTATGCCCCTAGTTAGGGATATGGTAAGGTTTAGCATTAGAGAATTAAAACTCTCTAAGATAGCACCTGCTAATGAGAAGGAGTGGCAGATAGTAAATAACTATTTGCTAGAAAATTGTAAGGAGAAGTAATGGCAGATAAATTAGGCTTTGATAAAGCGGTTAGTATTGACCACCTATCTAATGATGAGTTAGATATAGTGGCAGATATACTTAAAGACTTTAAGTAGTGGCTTGACTATCCTTTAAGGGTATGGTATCCTTAGAGGGTAGCCTAATCACTAGATTAGGAGATGGAGAACTAATGGAGATAATCCAAGAGTTTAGCGTGGATAGCGTGGCTACCTACCTAAGCACTTACTTTGGTGAGATATGGCTACCCCATAGAACGCTGATAATCCTAGCGATTATTGGTATCACCCTAAGAAGTATCAAGTTATTTAGAGAACGCAAGTAATATGGATAACATAGTGATAGAGATAACTAAAGATGAGTTGGAGTTAATCCGCAAATCTTTAAGAACTCAGGAGAACTGGTATGTTAGGTCAGACTTTAAGAGTATGGCTACTGCTACCAGTTTGCTAAGAAGTAAAGTTAATGATATAATGATAGAGTTAGAACTTCCAATAAAGTAAGGAGTTAATATGCCTATTGATGATGAGTTAATCGAGTGCGCTAGTTGTGCTATCGGTATCTCGCCAGATGATTTAGCCACCACTTTAGGCGGTGATGCGCTGTGCGTTGGTTGCCGTATCTATTGTGAGCGTTGCGATAACTATGATTATGAAGATAACTCTAGGTATGTAGAAGGTTGCGGTACTTGGTGCGAACCTTGTGCCGATAACCATACCTTCTGGTGCGAGAGTTGTGAGTGCTTGTACTCTGATAATGATGGCAGTTATCAAGTAGCAGATATTGACCAATATTGGTGTCAAGACTGTTGCTCTAATAATGCTCATTGGTGCGATAGTTGTGATGAGTATAACCGAGAGGCTTGCGAGAATTGTGATGATAGCGGTAGGTTAATTAACCAATACTCTTACAAGCCTAACCCTGTATTCTATGGTGATGATAAGAATAAATTATACTTTGGCATAGAACTAGAGATGGAGATTAGAGATGGAGATTTATCCGCAAGTTCTGAGTATGTAATGGAGATGATGGGCGACTTTACCTATCTTAAAGATGATAGTAGTATAGGTAGTGGTGGCTATAAAGGGTTCGAGATGGTATCTCACCCTGCTACTCTCGATTACTTCACCAACAATAAGAACTTATGGACTACCTTAGATTATCTAAAGAGAGTTCATATCGCTAGGAGTTGGGACGCTAAGAGTTGCGGATTACATGTCCATATAAACAGGGCAGGGTTTAAGTCAGGTGCTCATACTCATAGGTTCTTATCCTTAATCTATAAGAACTCTGATAAGATGATGAGATTAGGTGGGCGTAAAACTACCTATGCTAAGTTCAATGATGTGTATAAGTATGATGAGTTTGATAGACCATACTTTACACTAGCCGATAAAGTTGCTCACCCACACAACGCCATGACCGAGAGATATTCTGCGGTAAATACGCAGAACTTACACACCTTAGAACTCAGGTTCTTTAGGGGTACTATGAACCCTGATGGTGTGCTTAGTGCTATACAATTAGCACACGCAACAGTAGAATACACACGCAACCTAACCCTATCAGATGTAAAGATGGGTGCGTTAAGTTGGGAGTGGTTCGCTGACTGGATACAAGCCAACAATGGTTTATATCCTGAACTCTATATGCGTATGAGTAGAGTGGATAAGTTAGTAATAGATAGTAAAGAGTTAGTCCAAGCATGAGAGAGGAGTTAGTATGTGTTTATTAGTGGTGTGTAATCCTAATTCCACACCGAGTAAAGATGACCTAAAGATGGGTGCGTGTAAGAACCCGCATGGCTTTGGGTTTGCGATAGATACTGGTTCAGGTATTATATCTGAGCGTAGTATGTCTGCTAAGAAGTCTATCGCTAGGTTCTTAGAGTTGCGTGAGCAATACCCTAATGGCTACGCTATGTGGCACGCTAGGTATGCTACTCATGGAGTTAAGAACGAACTTAACTGCCACCCATTTAAGGTAGCAGGTGAGTACGATACTTACTTAGCGCACAATGGTGTGCTAGATATTCATATACCTAAAGGTGATAAGCGTAGCGACACTAGGATTATGGCAGAGGAGTTATTGCCAAGATTAGGTGGCGTGTCTGCCCTTGATGATGACTATGTATATGATATGATTAGTTCATGGGCTAGTGGCAACAAGGTAGTAGTTATGACCAATGACCCTAGCGCACAGTACAAGATTTATATTATCAATGAAAGTTTAGGTAGTTGGGACGATAGCGGTATATGGTGGAGTAATAATTCTTACAAGCCTATCATATCTACACCACGCACCGAGAGTTATACATATACCTATGGTGATGAGCCTAGTGTGTATGATATAGTAGCAACAGATAGCCACTTTGAGCCATCTTTATTCGAGGACAATAACTTCGAGTGTCCTAATTGTGAGGCTCTAGTAGACCTATGGGAAAGTGAACTCTACTGTACTATGTGTGAGTGTTGCTTTGATTGTAGCGCACAGTTCTTAGAGTGCCTATGCTACAACCCTAAGACTAAGAGTATGCTCAGAGATGAGTATGGATTTTTAAGTGAGAAGTGGTACAGCAGAGAGCCACTTGACTTCTAGAATTGGTAGTGATATAATCACTATCGATATGCTTGGTAAATTGCTAAGCATACAACAATGAAAGGTAATACAATGACAACCACGACAGCACGAGTATATGAGGACTACTTGGCTAGCATATCAATGACCCTCGCAGACCTAGCAGATGAACTGGCAACAGTTCAGTTAGATGTAGAGAGTGTCAATGGATATGAACCACGAGGCACAATACTTAAAGCACTACCAACACAGACTAGGTTTAAGCCTAAGTCTATGTGGGTATCATTAGGCAACGGCAAGTATCAACACTTGACTGGAAGCAAGGGCTTAATCGCCAAGCACTCACGCCTAGACGGATATACTTCAGTAGTATTCCGCCCATAATAAACTAGTTAATTGTGGGTGGGGTAATCGCCCCACCTACCCTAACATAGAGAGGACAGTATGATAGACAATGATTATGATTGGAGTTGCTATCTACCCAAGAGGGACACAGCACACCTATCAGATGAGGAAATTAAAGAGATGATAATTAAATTAACCTCAGCAGTTCAGGTTATATGTTCAGAGTATGGGATACATAACTAATGGGTGGTAAGGGTTCAGGTATAAAGGGTAGTGTGTTTGACTACCTATCTAATGATAAAGATTTAGATGTAAGTAATGGCTTGTGTGTTAATCACAATGACCCTGACTTATGGTTCGCAGGTGAAGTAGATAAAGATGATAACGAAGTATGGAGAAATAACGCAGAGCAGAGAAGCAGACTTAAACTAGAAGTTGATAAGGCTGTTATTGCTTTATCCATATGTAGTAATTGTCCTGCTAAAGTTAATTGTTTAGAACTAGGTATGCGTGGACCACAGAAATACTTTGGTATTTATGGTGGTACAATGCCTGGCGAAAGACTAATTATGTTAGGAAAGACCACAAAGAAAGCAGCAATAATAAATAAACTTGCCTTCGCAAGGAAGGTAAGAACTACTATGAAAGAAAGGGGTATAGGTGGATAAGGATATAGTGTGGCAAGGCGCAATCACTAAGGATATGGTAGCAGGTTGGTCTATGGATAAGATAAGTTTGCTTATCAGAGAACTGGACGACCTAGTTTATATCACTTATGAGGAGATGTCTAGCGACAATGATGTCGAAGGGTTGTTCGATAATGAATACGAATAACTATAAAATATCAATCAATGTCCGTGCTGAGTTAGTATATTATGTATCAGAATATGATATAGATAGAGCCATTGAGTTGGCAATAGACGCACCATATAAAGAATGGGAAGTGTCCTACTTTGATATGCCGACAGGCGCAGATGTACAAGCAGAGGAAATCTAAGAGAGGAGTTATAGATACTAAAGTTTATAGGATTTAATATGGCAGTTGGTTTGCTACTCACAATGGGTGGCTCATCACTACCATACACCCTTATATTTCTTTTAGTTCTATACTTTATAGGTGCTTTGTTATGAGAAGAGAACTTATGTTTATGCTTACCATATGCTTGTTAGCATTAGTCAGTATAAAGTTTGCTACCCCTATTGGCAACCCACTTAAGCGTGATGAACCCATCATTGAGTGGACAACAGAGGATAGTAAAGCATATGCACAAGACAAGTTATATGAGTGGCAACATAAACAATGGTTGTGTCTCAATAAACTATGGACTAAAGAAAGTAATTGGAGACCCAACGCATACAATAAGATAAAGGTAATGGGTAAGAATGCTGGCGGTATCCCGCAGATACTAGGGCTTGACCCTAAAACTCCAGCACCTGTTCAAATAGATAGAGGCTTGTCTTATATCTATAACAGATACCACACACCTTGTAAAGCGTGGGAGTTCTTCACTAAGAAAGGATACTACTAATCAATAAACCAAAACATATAACAGAACTTAAGCCTGACTACAAGTCTGCTATGGATATACGAGGTAGTGCTACTACTGTGTGTCCTTGCGGTTGTAATATATGGAATGTTAAGACTGTGTTTGATGATGAGACTGGGGAGATTGATATGTATTTCCTAGATATGGAGTGTGCTTTGTGCGGCACTCTTGCAACAGCACCAACACCAGATGATGAAGAGGAGTTCTAATGCCTACATATTCATACCGCTGTCTTGACGATAAGACACTAACAGAACTAAGTCGTAGCGTTGATGAACGAGACGACTTGGTTGAGTGTCCGCAATGTAATAGAGAGATGACGAGAGAGTATCAAGCCAACCCAGTTCACTTCAAAGGGACAGGGTTCTATTCAACAGGTGGTTGATGTTCTTCTTCAGGCTCTTCACTGGTGGTATCAACATCCCTATATGGTTTATATCCACCTATCTTGTTAATCAATCTAGTAATGGCACGCTTCAATCGCATTCGTGCTGCACTATCAGTACCAAGTTCCAAGTAGTTTGCTATCTCGCCGAAGTCTAGGTTCTCTGCAAAGCGTAGAAAG